CCCAGAAGAGCCTGTATAATTCCCCCCGACTCGGTTTTATATTTGTGTGTCAAATCCTTATTCTCTCGACTAAGGTCGATATAAGCGACATGAAGACATCTTATTGGACTCAAAGAATCGATGAAGTTGTGTTGGACGTTGCCGTGAACAAACAACACGAGCACGTTCAAAAGCTGAACATCAAGAACTTGCATACTACCAAGCAATCCCATGGTCATCCAATCACGAGATTGGAGCGTCACGTTGCGATTATGCGTTTGGCTGAAGCTCTAAAGGACGAAAGCAATGCGGTGATATCTGTCAACCTTAAAAGGATGAGTAATATTGGTTTTAATTTTGATCATTTTACCAATACGCTCATTACTGGGCAGGATATCCCCAAATTTTCTAAAAATAGAGAACATATAGTATCAGCGCGTGTTAGCAATTGTGAATGCTCTTTTCAGGAGTTTATAGAAGGGTGCGATCAATGCCGAGGTAAACAGTTTAACAACATTGTCATCGTTAACCAGCATTATTACAATACTGCTGATGAGATGATGTTGATGATTTTAAAAGGTCGTTGTTCGCACATCTATGTGGTAGGGATGGAGTTCGACAAAAGCCGCGATGTTTATTTTGATGGTGAGGTTAAGTATGATGTAGCGCACGACGGAGTAGTCTGGACTACTGTTAAAGAATTCGATCATAAACCGACTAAGTACTCCCATCCTAATCCAACATGGATAAGAGATGGTCGAGTTTGCAATTACAAGGGTAAAACCTATAAATTGCAAGTTCAAAAATTAAGTGTTGGGCACAAATGTACTCATGTGTGGAAGGTGAGTGTGGCTTCACTTAATTACGATGGTGCGGTTGATCGTTTGGTTGTGCGTGAGACTAATAATGAGCGGCGTTTACGAGTTCAACAATTTGCGCGGGCCAATAGGTTGAAGCCTGTGTTGTGCATGTATCGAACATGCAATGGCACGTTTTTTGATAAACGACGGAATCAAGATGTAAAGTGCCATCGTCTTCATATGCCAGATATCGCGAAAGTATTTAATATCGACGGTGTTAAACTATGCCATCACAGGGTGTGTAATTGTGCATCATGTCACGATTTCATACAAGTCTGTGGTGCCCTGCGTGAACTAAAGAAGGATAACGCGTCCCCTTCATTAGTGCAGAAGCTTAAAGGTGTGGTAGCAAAGTTAGGACCAACTAAACCTCCATGTCCTCTCAAGGAGCCGTTGTTGGACGGCGATGATTTGAACAGTGACGATGAGGTAATCCAAGAGTTGTCTTACACCCCACCAAAAAAAGACGTAGATTCAACTGAGACTGGTGATGAGCTGAAGTCAGAACTTCAAGAAACAGAGCTACACCAGCAAGTTGAGACGCCGCCACTCTTACCTGAAGATTATGAACCTATAAACTTCGACTTAGAGTGTATCGCATTGCTCCCAGCTGCCCCACAGTTGGTTGATGAGCAAAAGTTGAATGGGTCAGATAACGAAGCGAAGATGAGTGAGTCGCGCTCTTCTACGCAGCAGTTATCTGGTAACACATGTATGCTGCGACAACTTCAGGTGGATGAGAGGGAGGATCAGAAGGATGAGGAAAAGCAGGAAGAGGAAATTGTTGTGAGTACTGACGATGGATCAGACAGTACCAACGCTAAACGTGCGAAATATCCCGTTTGTGAATCTACTGTCGGCACTAATGATCGCGAGACCTCGCCCGCTGCCTCAACTGGCAGTACGTTGAATGCAGAGTTGTACGATGACTACCGTTTTTATTTTGTGAATAACATTTGGCGCCAATCTAGCTCAGAAAGTGAACCGCCTGCGTGGCAGGCTAAAGATAATAGTGTTGAAGACACTAAGGTGGCGGTTCAGAACCCTGATCATTATATTCTCGATGCTTTTCTTGCCGAGGATAATAATGATATAAAATATCCGTTGGTTGTTGATGAGATTAGCACAAGTGTTTATCATAGTACACCGGTTCGTTATCGTAAGCATGATGGGCAGAGGAAATTGGAGGTTGTGGAGCGGCGGTTCTTAGCAAGAGTGAGCAAATCAAATAAGAAGTTGACTATCGTGTATGTAGGGTGTTCACCGGGCCACCATTTGGCTAAGTTGGTTAAAGAATACCCACAATTTCGTTTTGTTTGTTATGATACGCGTAGTCTGAAATTTGCGGCACTAAATGTTTTATTTTTGAACCATAGCTTCACGAGTGTTGATGCGAAGTATTGGAAGAATAGACCACATGCGTTCATTAGTGATATTCGCGACTTGACTTACGTCTCAGGGCAGAAAGATAAAATTAGGGAGGATCAGCGGAAACAGTGGGAATGGATCCAAATCATGACCCCCGAGTTTTATTTAGTCAAGTTCAGACCAGATGTTGAACCACAGTTGGCTCTCGGTTCGGAGATCTGGCCCCAAGTTTTTGGGCGCGTCGACAGTTTAGAAACTCGCGTGTTTGGGTATTGCCTCAATGGCAAGGTTACAAAGCTGAAGATAAATCCAGCCCAAGTCATTGGAAAATTGCATTATTTCAATGCGTACATGCGCGAAGTTAAGGGTTTTGAGGAAGAATATGCACGTTTTATTGATCCCAGGGAAGCTGTGTTAGAGTCGAAGATTGACACATTCATCAACCAACCATTAGCAGCGGATGTCCCAATACCCGCGCCACCAGCGAATGTTGATGAACTACCAGCAAATGATGTGGAACATGGCTGTGAATATAAAGAGGAAGACTATGATCCCAATGCCTTGCGTGGCGGTGGAGTAGGTGCACCGCTTCTAGGGCCATGTCCGAACCAAGCCCCGAATGATGATGATGACGATTGTGATGATTGTGCCGATGAAGTCAAGCAAAGCAATTGCGAGGACTCAGGCGATGATGAACAGAAACTGGAAATTTTAGTTCATCGTGGTTCTAAATTAGAGGATTACATCACACCCGTCGTCGGAGAAGAGTTTGAGTTCGTGGACATTAGGGATAATGCTATGTACAAACACATCATACCATGCAGGGCAGGCTTTAGAGCGCGTAGCTCCAAGATTAGTGAATGGCATATACCAGATCTGCGGTGTTTGCATTTCGTGAGAGAACTTGAAGAGGAGAAAGATGGCGCACCAATGGCAGTGTACACTTATGGTGAACCACATCATGGTTTCATGTACTGTGCAACGCTCCATCAGAAAAGTGTTTCACTCTTGAATTCTCGGGTTAGTACAGTTTTGCGGAGATCTGACACTCAAGCTACACAGTATGAGAGTTTTCTTTCAGCTGTTAGTATGTTTATAACTACAGATGTTAAGGGTGTCAAAGGCTGGATTTCTACGATAATGTCTGACCACGAAGTGTATTCATGTATATATTCCAGTGCAGAACGATCAGGGCAGGTTTATATTGCACAGGGTGTCGAGGAAACGGCTGCGGTTATGTCTAAGTTTTCCAATTTAACCAAGACATCGGCCAATCTCGTTAGTGTCATAAGCTCGAATAAGCGGATATATAGCGAGCTTTGGACAGCCTCACGGTGGTATGCGATAATGTATAAACAGGCCTTGTGTAAGGATAAAGATAAAGTGGTTATGCTTAATGCGCGCGAGGAAAGGTTAATAGCTGCTGCTGCACATTGTGTCACGCTTGATCACCGACCAACGAACTACTGTATGTGTAGAAAAGAAAAATATGTTATGCATCTAGGTGCATTTGAGGATGGCATAGCATATAAAGATCACACTCAGTACACTAGCTTGTTGGAATCAATCGTGGGCAAAGCTGATGTTTTTATTTATAAAAAGAAGCCTGTGGATCAATTTTGGACGATTATGTTGATCGTTATAATGATGGTGCTGTTGTTAGTTGCTATGATAGTTATGTACACTGTTCACTTAGGCGTGGTCGGGACTATAGTTGGCAGTGTTATCGGAGTGGTCATTCTTTTGTTTTTTCTGTGGGGCGTGTGCATTCTTGCGTACTGGAGTAGGGAGGATGCTCAGTATAGCGAGAACGCTAAACGCGCCCGTTTCAAAGAAGACCCAGCCAGCCTCGCGGTTCCTTTGCCTCAAAGTCGACGGGGTGGAACCAGAAAAGTTCGAGTACTTAAGGGGCAATTACATGTTTAAACCAGGGTGTGCAGTAATTGGAGACGCTTTCATGGAATACCCTGAGTTAAATCATAAAATAGTTGGGATTATACCCGGACTTGATATGCCCTTTAGTGTTCATAGCAACACTCACAATAATATTAACAATTCAACTATGAGTCGAAATTGTCGTTCTTTAGTAGATCCAGACTATTATAGTAGCGATGAATTTGGCGATTACATAGATGAATTGCATCATACTGCGAGTACATTCTTGATCACTTTGCCTACGATTACTGATCATGGTGTGCTCAGTCTGGAAAACTGGGTAGCTTCCAGAAAGACATGGGGTTCGTTGAAGAGAAATAAGATCCTCATGTGTGATAGGAAGCGGGAAATAGAAAAATATACGACGGAGACCTTCATCAAAACCGAAGTTGTATTTAAGAGTGCGCTCAAAGCACCACGCCTGATCCATAACCCGCGCACAGAAGTCAAAGCGCGTTATGGGCGCTGGGTGTTTCATTACACCAATAAGTTAAAGAAACACATGACTGTGGAATCTGATTTCAACAGTGTTTCACCTCACATTAATTTGGTTTGGACATCAGGAATGAACCGATGTGAGATTGGTGAACAGATGGGAATCGCTATGGATAGAGTGATCAGTGCTGGCTTTGAGCCTGAACTGGTTTGTGCAGATTACTCAAAGTTCGAAGCGACTCAACACCCTGCGATCCTGCGTATATTGCTTAAAATAGTACGCAATACTAGCTCAGGTAATACATATACTATGTTGCGTAAACATGAAAGCTTTATATGTGGGCAGAAGAAGGCGTACGCACACACTAAATACTCTGATGAGACTGTGTTGTACACATTTGAGGGAACGCGAACAAGTGGAGATCTGACTACAACCGTAGGTAATACATTGTTGGCCATGTGTTTAGTTGAACATATATACAAAGGTGATAAAAGCCTGGTGTATTTGTTTCAAGCTGGCGACGATGCATTCATGGTTGGGCCGCAAGGTTTTAGTAAAAAGTTAGACCTAGATTTCATAGCTAACATCGGGATGAAGTTAGATGTTATCTATGCCCCTAGTCCCCCACATTGTGATTACAACTCTAGTTGTTTCATTAGAGCAAATGTTGACGGTACCGAGCAATATCTGTTGGCTGCAAAGATCGGACGATTGCTCGCGAAGTGCGGAATTTCAACGATCAAAACTGAGAAAATGAATACAGTTCAATTGGGTGCGTTGAAATTCCAAAAAGCGTTATCAATGGCACAAGAAAGTATACTTTGGCCAGGTATTAGTAAATTTTACAAAGCTGTAGCGAACGAATATTCTCGGTTCGCATCTGTAAGAATTTATGATAAGTACAGCGATCTTGTGTATGTTGGTGATGTCGAGTGCACCGAGTCAACAGTAAGCGATCTATGCGAGCGTTACGATATTAGTCGAGCCGAGTATGAAGCTGTTAACGATGCATTTAATAATTTTGAACCAAAATTATTATGCTTGCACGATAATGCAGGGTTCTCAGCAATAGCTCCTATAATCGCTCGTTTCTTAGCTGTAGATGTGTGTGTTTATGATGAAGAGGATTTGATTTGTTTTAAGGACTATTTTCTCGATGACTATTTGGAGAACTATAGAACCATTAGGGAGGACGCGTAAGTTCACAAATAATGAGATTTATTGTTAGCCCTAAAAACAAATCCAATCATTGTCGTATTATATATGGCTGCGCAGGCTAAGCAACAAAGGAGACGTAAGCGTAAACTTAAGAAAGAGGTAAAACGTGAGGTTAAGAAAGAAATCAAGAAAGATGTGCTTCATGTGCGTCGCCGGAGACGTAACCCACGTACGAGGAGCTTGTCAATGTCACCAATGCTTCTTTCGTATTGTGATGCTGTTGTCAATCCTTTTGGTAACGGCGCTCATGGAGCTATGCTTCCTGATTCTTTCCAACAGGCTGCAGCACCAGCTACAGATTATATGGAAATGGATATTGCTCCAGATTTCTTTAATCTGTTAACTTCTGCTCTTGACTGGCAAACCACCGATGGTTTTCAGCTAGTTGGAGCAGCTTACTGGTTTCAACCACGATGTGCAGCAGTAGGTATGTTCTCGTCTGAGCCTTATGGCGTTAACAATTACACGAGGAACATTTACCCGTTTTACCCGGCAAACAACGGAGTCACCCAATCCATAGAATCCACACCAATGAATGCGTATGACCTGTGTGTCACTGGCATATGGGATAATACGGACCAAAGTCCAGATCGTGACTGGGGTTTCTTTTATGGTGATGGTGGAGGTACATATATTCAAAATGTGTACTACCAAATACCTTTTTACAAGTTTACTGCGATCGAGCAGAATTCTTCAAAATTGCGTATTGTTGGTGCGGGTATAAAATTGTGGTCAGAGGAAGCGCCCATTAATACAGGAGGATATGCTATGGGTGGCTGGTTGGCGTTAGATGACCTTTTTGCAGGGTTGTATAATGTCAACGGGGATGCAAATGACCCCTCCTTTTTCCACACCGTTTTGCCAAAAATTAAGTACCTGGTCCGCAATACTGGGTTAGATGGAGTGACAGTGAGATATCATCCGTTGCAAGATTCGAGACAAAAACAGATGCAATATGCAAGAATTCCATCTCGAATGGTTGATATACTCGACTCGAATATTGCGTTTTCACCAAACGTGTATACACCCAGGACCGGAGCGGATTGGGCTGTCTCTGACATGATCACTCCCGGATCGGCGATACCTTTTGCTGTGTGGATGTTTAATGCGACGTCAGCTGAACAAGTTTATACATTGAAGCTGAGTTGTATTTGCCACACTGAAACTGTTCCAAATGGTGTCAACCCCTTCGGGACCACACAGAAGAAAGTTGATCATGCAACTGGCGCAGTGGCAGCAATGTTGGAGGACCCACAAAAGTGGCCCGCTGCTACTAAAGGCCATTCTTTCAAGGGCTTTATGTCCAAGGCTGGCCGAGTCACCAAAACTGCCGCTGAAGTCGCTGAAAATGTCGCTAGACTAGTGGCAGCTGCTGAGCCAATTTACGCAGCATTTTAAAAACGTGCACGATCTTCTTTTGATAAAGTAAATGAATGAGGGAGTTTACTCCTATGATTTGATAGGTAGAGTGTAGGAAGCTGAAGCTGGAGCTGACTGACATTAGGGTTCGCCCGTGATCAGTGTGGCGTATTCAGTACAAGCGTAGCACTCTAACTTTTCTTCCATTTATGTTTTGTGTGTGCGTGTTATTTCTATTTTTCTTTTTACTTACGACCAACGAGATTACAAAAGTGTTCAATCCCGCCTCTAGGATTCTTAGTCTATTAGTAGGGTATTTTACCACGAAAATTGGACTGGATGAGAGGTTTCAATCAAAAGAGGAAAGTCACTGGATCTGCCCCAAGTGGTGACCCAAACCCACTTGCGATTAATCATAAAATAACAAAAATGCAGGTTCTAGTGAACATCGCGAACATGAAAGCATAAAAATCCAGCGCTACTGGCGTGCGGTGTTAACATATCTTGTGATCTACCCCTCTGTGAACAAAGAATAAAAATCAAAAACTCGCAGTAGGTGTTCTGTTGGTTAGTTCAAGTAGTGTGTGTGTGTGTGTTTGTGTCTTAGTGAAGTAACTGTCTCTACGCTGGTGAACCCAGGCTGGCGTGGTAGTAACTGTTGGGTACAGCCCTCGCTTGCGAGGAGAACGAGACTCGGGAGACCGAGGAACACAAACGAGAACTACACTAACAAACGATTGTTGATCAAACGAAACAGTGTTAGTTCACCACAACTGAGGACGACGACAACCGGACCACGGCTCTAAACTAGGATGATGGTTGTTGGATCTTGAAG